CGAAACAATATTACCTAATTCAAACTTTGCGCTTGCAGTAACGGCAGTTGCTGTAGGTACTGATCCTATTGCGTCTGTGGGAGACTTAGCACCGGAATTTAGAAACTGGTTAAGCAGTATAGCATCAGACGGTTTCACGTACGGTGATATTAATATGGACGGCTCAATTACTTCAGCCGATGCATTAGAATTTGTTAAGCTTCCAGCTGGGGCTGCAACTGCAGCATCTGTAGCAAGATGGAACAATATCATTGCTCCTAATATGAAAGGTAGAAGTTGGTATAAACTACAAGAAAATATAATCTGGGTAACAGATGTAGAGACTAACGTATACGATCAAGAATACTATGATTCAGGAGTAAGAGTACAAGATAGTGATTACTTCCAAGAGTATTCATACCAGATTAAATCTTCTATGCCACTTCAGCAATACGAAGAATTATTAAAACAAAACGTTCACTTAGCAGGTAGTAAACTGTTTGGTGACTTTATATTCAAAGCCGAAGTTGCTTCGACAATCAAACCTAGATTCTTAAGAATGTTTAATGATGATGGTTACGGATCGCCGTTTGATATTGCGAATACCGCATTACTCGAAGCATCGGTTACAAACTTTACGGTTGATAGCACATATGTTAGTGCTGACCACGAACCAGTATAATAAATATTTAAAACAAAGATTCTCTTTAGGAAAAGGCCATGACAAAACAAGTAGTTAATTTAGGTGCAAGCGCAAACGATGGGACAGGTGATCCAATACGAATTGCGTTCGATAGAGTAAACGACAACTTTAATGAAGTTTACAACGCATTGGGTAATTCGCAGAATCCAATAGATTTATTTGATAACGCAGGTGCGCTTGATCTGAATGGCAAACCACACAAAGTATCTTTCTACTATGCTACTAAAGCATTAGTCGATGCAGTGTCGCCTTCAACTTATCATGGTGCTATGGCACATGCACACGATACTGGATCTATGTATTATGCACACGGTTCATGGAGAGGATTGCTTTCTGATAACTCTGCTGGTGATATTACAAACTACGTTGACCCGTTAAATCTAATATCATACAAATCCAATGTTACTAACGAAGATAATTCTGCAAATACTGCAAACCTTATTCTTAAGACAGTTGGTGATGGTACTTATACATGGGGACTTCCATCAGCAGATGCAATAACCCTTAATACTCCTACTGATGTTACTATTAGTAATCCAGCGCTAAATCAAGTATTAACTTATAATGGTTCCGCGTGGGTTAACTTAGCAGCACAAGGTGGCGGTGGTGGTGGAGATTATAATAATGCGGCCGTAGATACTCATTTAAATACTGGGTCAGCTAGTAATAATCAAGTATTAGGTTGGACAGGATCTGATTACGATTGGGTTACTGCCGCAAGTGGTTCAACAACTTTACTTGCATTAACTGATGTTGGTTCTGATGGAACTAACGGGCAAGTACTTACTACAGATGGCAGCGGTAACTTTTCGTTTACAACAATAGGCGGTGGTGGTGGAGATTATGCTGATTCTGATGTTAGTGCTCATCTAAATACAAGTGCAGCTTCTGCAGATCAAATTTTAAGTTGGACAGGTTCTGACTTTGCTTGGGTTGCAGATCAAACAGGTGGTGCTTCTACACTTAGTGCTTTAACTGAAGTTGCTCTCGCTGATCTTGATGTCCACGATATGGCATATCCTGCGTCTGCAGTTCATGTTATGACACCTAATGGTTCGTCTGCTTATAGATCAGATTATCATGGAACTACAGATAACCCAACATTGTATGTAAATGCTGGTGAAACTATTGCGTTTGATTTAACAGATGTATCAGCTTCACATCCTTTCCAAATTCAAACAACTGGTGACGTAGCATATAACACTGGTCTAATTCATGTTGCACCTGACGGAACAAAGACAAGTGGTAGTGCCGCAAACGGTAAAACAAGTGGTGTTCTTTATTGGAAAGTCCCAGGTTCAATAAGTGGTGACTATGAATATATTTGTACTGTACATGCAAGTATGAAAGGAACTATTACAATTAAAGATCCTTCTGCATCTGCAGGTGGGGCAGCAAGAGTTACTGAAACTGAAACAACAGCTTCTATCGGTGCAGGAACTACAGGCAATGTTTCTTTTGCCACACTAGGTAAGTCATTCGCAATACAAAAAGTAACTGCTGAAAAAGAATCATGGATACGAATATATTCTGACACTGCTTCAAGAACGGCTGATGCAAGTAGAACTCAAGGAACAGATCCTGCTGATGGCTCTGGTGTTATTGCTGAGTTTATTGCCACTTCAGCTAACACGGTATTTAAAGTTACTCCTGCTATTTACGGTTGGCTTGACGATGGTGAAGCAACGGTTCCAGTAGCAATACAAAATAACACGGCAGGTACAACCACAACATCGGTTACTATTCAAGCATTAAAGATAGAGTCTTAATATATGAGTAAGAAACTTTATAACCTAGTTCTTCAGCCTGGTACTGACGAAGCTGCCTTTATTAGTAATGAAGCAGCAGGCATGGATGTCCACGATAATCTTAATCTATTCGATATGCTTCTATGTATGATGCTTACTGAAGAAGAAGCTGCTACATTAAAAGCTAGTGAAAAAGTTTTTGAAATAGAAGCTGAAAGACAAGTTATAGAAACTTCTTATCCAACAACCACCCCCAGATACGAATCTACTGGTGCTACTTTTAGAACAAGAACATATCCGCCAACGTCTGGTAATGGTAAAAATTATACTGGAATGAATATGTTTTTCACCAGTGAATTTGATCCTGCGTCAGGGTTTGCTGGGTCTTCGGCAGGTTACTTCGGTGATTTCAATTTTGACGACGCAGTTAAAACTAACTTTGCTGGTGACTATGTTGATATCGTCGCAGTTGAAGCAGGCAGTTCGGCCACTTCAAACGCAGGTCATGAAGATCATCCGGATTTTGAAGAATTTGATTCTAACAATACTAAATTCATTCCGATGGATTGGTCAGACATAAGCAGTGCAATGTCTTCAAATCAGAATAACCAAGTAACAAATGGAAGTACTAATTGGTTTTCTGATCATGCAATTGGTGTACTTAGTGCAGCAGGTGGTAAGTATTGTGGTTGGGGTAAAAAATCAACATTAAGAGTAATATATTTAGACGCGGGTGCTACTGCTGCTTACTATGCAGTTTTATCATGGCATATATCAAAAGCCGTTAACCCAGTAACAGGAGTTCGTAATGCAACTGTAGTCACAGGAGCATGGGGATATAGCGGAGTTGAACACGAAAGATTTTATCGTTGTGATCATATTCAATCATTAGATGTATTTAATAAAGACACTGGTGTTAACACAGTTATTAATCGTCCTGGTTCTGATTGGGGCGATGACTTAACGCCATTTACGGATAACCTATTTGTACCGAGAGTTATTGAAGACCCAGGTAGTAATGTAAAAGATTGGTATATATCGGTTCCTGACCAAACGAGAGCTTCTTTCTTTGATACTGTTATGAGTCAATATAATAGTTATAATGGAATATATCATTTTAAGAGTGCAGGTAATAATGCACATGTTGCAGTTAACCCAGACGATCCAAGATGGGATAATAAAATCATTGTAGGCACTGGTGCCGATGGCGTAATTAATACATTAGATAGTCAAGGTAGAAATCAGTTCACAACGAATGTTGTAAATACTGCGCAATCTTTTTATATTTTGAGATCTGAAATAGACGGTGGCGATAATCAGTTTACAATTGGTGCATGCCAACAAGATGACACAAATAGATTAATGGATGATTATAGTAATCGTGGACCGCAGATTGACTTTACTGCTTATGGCGCATATACTTGGACCTCAAATCCAGTTTCTACTTATTTAGATGGAGATTGGGGATACTTCAGTGGAACAAGTTGTGCAGCACCAGTTGCCGCAGGTTGTGCCGCCGTATTCTTAGATTGGTATTATACTCAAAGAGGAGTATATCCAAGCATAGCACAACTAAAAGCATTAATGATTAAACACGCAAAAGCAAATTTAATTGGAGAAGATTTAATTGACTTTTCTAATACGCCAACCGCTGGCGATATAGCATCTACTAAATTATATTCCTCAAGCGATGTTAATTCAATTAAAGATAATGATTACCAAAATGGTGGTGCAGATTTAACAGAATTATATGGAACACCACCATTAAGAGTACATATACCTTGGGGTATAAGAATGGGAAGCGGCAAGTACATAGCCGGTGGTTCAGAACAAACAGCGAATGGAAGGCGTCCTGAAAGTGGCAGAACATGGCCTCGACAGAAGAATGCATTCAGTGTCTAGGTTGTTCGTAATAAATAAACTAAAATATAGAGTGAAAGTGGAACAATGCCTGAAATCTTAACTAACAATTTTAATCAAGACGTAAATAAGTTATTCATTGCTGATGCAAAGGCAAATGAAGACTATTATATGTTTGTGTCTAGTATCGGTGGATTAACTCCAGTTGATTCGGCTTCTTCACAAAACGAATTTTTGGAAAAATCTTTATTTGCGAAAAAGATAAATCAGAAAGACATCAACTTCATGATTAAGTATTACCCTTGGCAAAGAGGTGTAGTATATGAAGAGTATGATGATGTTACCGATCTAGATCAAACAAAATTTTATGCTGTTGTCGGTCCTAACGACAATGACACTGGCGATTATAGAATCTATAAATGCTTAAATAATAATGAAAGAGGTTCTGCTGAGTCTCCACCAACGTTTGATGCTGCTAACTTAAATCAAATTTATGAAACTGCTGATGGTTACGTATGGAAATATATGTATCGTCTCACTACATTACAATTTGAAGGATGGAACGCATTAGGTTATATTCCAATTGATCCTACAACTGTTGTTGAGCCCGCTGAGGTGCGCGGAGGTGGTATTTCTGAGATCCAAGTTACCAACGCAGATTCAAACCAGGGTTATTACGAAAAGACTGGATTAGTTGAACAAGTATATGGAAGAACTTCTGGATATAATATACACGGGACTGTTGGATTACAAATTGATCCGCGTGAACAAGATTGGAGTTCAATACCTAGTTACTATGTAGGACAATACCTATACGTAACGAATCAAAGTTCAAGTGTTACGAATCTCTTCAAAATTGAATATTATAAACCAAATGATATAACAGGTAAAGTTGAAATACGAGTAGGTGGTGAAATAGCAAATCCAACTCGTGGTATTGTTGAAGGTGCCACTACGGCAAGTCCAGTTGTCATTACAGACACTGATCACGGGTTAGTTGATGGTCAACCTATTACATTTAATGATGTTGGTGGTATGATAGAGTTGAATATTGACTTGGCAACCGGTACTCCTGTTTATTATGCTGATGTTTTAGATTCCGATACGTTTGCGTTAAAGACAACTGCAAACTTAGTTACTCCTCTTAATGGTGCAGCATTTACCGCATGGACTTCAGGTGGATCATGGGAAGCTGTAACTGACTTCTTTGTTAGTGGAGCAAAACAAAATGCAAATATTAAAATATTCCCAAGAGTTGAAGTTACTGGTGATGGAATTGGAGCAGTCGCAATTCCTGAACTTGTCGGTTCATCAATAAATAAAATAATCCTATTAAATAAAGGTTCAGGATATAACAATGCATATGCTACTGTTATTGATCCTGCGGTTGATTTTAATCCTGAGCTTAGTACTTCTACTGACGTAAGAGCAACGGTACGACCAATCCTTGAACCCAACGGTGGTCACAATTATAATTTAATAGATGAAATGAAATGTAAGCACTTCTCAATGTATGCTTATATTACAGCAGAGGATAATACAAAGATTGGATTTACAAATACTTATGGATGTATTGGTATTGTAAGAAGTCCAACATTTAGAACTGCTGACATTAATGAAACTTGGAGAAGCGGGCAAGCAAACACTGCCGTAGATCCTGACATATTTGATAATAGAATCGCTATCACAACAGATGATTATGCAAAACTAAATGCAAATAGTGTAATCACGCAAGTTGACGTAAATAACGATATTGTGTTTACGGCTCAGATACATGAGATTGATGCAACATCAAATACAATATTTTTAGCAGAATATATCGGACCATATAGAAATAATAAGTTAATTGGCAATGGAGATACGTCATTTGACCCAACTTTAGCAATTACATCAAACAATGGTCAGCGAATAACAATAAATAATCCTATAGCAGATAATGTAGTGTATTCAGATTATATTCAAAGAACAGGCGAGGTATACTTCATGGAAGACTTCTTCCCATTAGTAAGAACAGACCTCTCAAGAGAAGAATTTAAATTTGTACTGGAATTTTAAGGAACGTAAGCAAACATGCCTATCAATAAAAATTTAAACCAAGCGCCGTACTTCGATGACTACGATGCCGAAAAGCAGTTCTATCGAGTTATGTTCAAGCCTGGGTTCGCTATACAGGCAAGGGAACTTACACAACTCCAGAGCATACTTCAAAATCAAGTAGAGTCGTTTGGTGACAATGTATTCAAGGAAGGATCAATTGTAAAAGGCTGTAACTTTACAGAACTTGATGATCTTCAATTCGTAAAATTAAATCAAGGTCCAGCAAACTTTAATGCCGAAGCGTATATAAGTGGTCCTGCAGTTGAAACACTGCAAGGTCAAGAAGTTGAACTTGATTATGTTTACGAAGTCAAAGGTCAATCAACTCAGCTTAAAGCAGAAATTGTACAATCAAGCACAGGTTTTCAAACAAGACCACCTAATCTAAATACTTTCTTTATTAACTATTTAAATATTGGTGCTTTAGGACAGACTCAATTCCAAGCCGGTGAATCCTTAATTGTTACAAGGTACAAATTCCTGCGTGGAACATCTACCGAAGCATTAACTGTTGATACTGTCATAAGTCAAGGACTTGCTGTTTACGGTGGCGGTGCCACTCCTGCAGTTGGTCAAGCATTCGGTATCGAAGCTGCTCCTGGTATTATATTCCAGAAAGGCCATTTCATATTCACAGCAGAACAAAGATTAGTTGTTGAAAAATACAGTCAATCTCCTGATGACAAATCGGTTGGTTATTTAGTTAAAGAAGATACCATCGGCGCAATTCAAGATGCAAGTTTATATGATAACGCAAACGGTTCTAGGAATGAAAACGCACCAGGTGCAGATAGATTAAAACTTGTTCCAACATTAACAGTATTAGAAACATCAGCTGCTACCGCGGATTCTGACTTCTTTGCATTGGTTCGTTATCAGAATGGTAATCCAATTACGATTCGTGATGTATCACAATATAACGTATTGGGCGAAGAGATGGCTCGCCGTACTCATGAAGAATCAGGAAACTATATTCTTGAATCATTCCCATTAAGTACAGACGATCGTATTCCTTCTGGTGCAGCGAACAGTGAAGTACAAGTTGTCGTAGGACAAGGTACTGCATATGTGAAAGGCTATCGAGTTGAGAATTCTGGTGAGCGGTCATTTACAATTGACCAAATCGCGTCAACTGATACAATTAATAATCAAAATGTTTCTATGGAATATGGAAACTATTTAGAAATAGATCAATCATCTGCAAGCCGTGGTTATTTAAATCTTAGTATTACACAAAAATCAAATGTTCTTAATGCAGCCAGTCAATCGGCAGGTGCTCTTGCAGTTTTAAATATGACTCCTTCGAGAGTTTATATTCATCATGCAGGATACACAGGCGCACAAGCACTCAGTAGTGTCGCGAAGTTAAATGATATTAATAATGGATCTGGTGACGTACCTGTTAAAATTACTGGTTTCGGTGCACCAATTATTCATGAAGCAGGAAGAAAGGCATTAATCTTTGATACTGGTGTTGATGGATTATTCGCAACATCAAATACGTACATTCCCGTAAGAGCTCAGGTTTCGGCAACTTGTACAGCAGGTACAATTACTCTTAATGCAAATCCTGGTGAAGACTATAATTGTTCAAACGAGATTACAGAAATACTAGTTAACCTTGCCGGAACACAGCATCCTGTTATAAGTAGAACTACTGCTTTAAACAATTCACAACTTAACATTGTTATTGATTCAGGTGTAACTGGTTCAGTAGAAGTATTTTACAATAAAAGACTTGTTGGTTCTTCAGGTGGCGTAGATCCTTATAATAAAATTGTTAAAGAACCTAACATTAAATCAAATTACACGCCTTCACAGACTAAGTACTGTTTAGGTTTCCCAGATGTATTTGCTATTACTTCAATTATTACTGAAGGAACGGCACCTGGGGGTGGTAATGAGGATTGGACAAACAGCTTTAGATTAAAAACAAATCAGAAAGATACCTATTATGATATATCTTATATAGAATATATTGAAGGTCGTCCTAAACCACCTGCCGGCGTTATCGTTACAAAAATGAAATGCTTTCAGGTAAATACGTCCACAGGTAATTTCTTCTTTACGATTAACAGTTATCCTAATACTTTAGAAAGATACGAGATTCCTTCTTATACATCTGAATCAGGTCAAGTATATAACTTAAGAGATTGTTTCGACTTTAGAGCTGTCGTTAATATTATTGGTGGCGCAAACTATACAGCAACGATTCCTGCACAGGCACCGACAATTACAACAACTGTCGGAACACAACCTGTCGCATTTAATGGTCTTCCTAGTCCATTAATACCTGCTGCGCAACAATCATTACAAACAGATTTAGAACATTACCTATCAAGAATTGACACAGTTGCTGTTGATTCTTATGGTGATATTATTTTGATTAAAGGTGAAGAGCAAAAGAACCCAGCTCCGCCGCGACTCGAAACAGATCAATTAGCAATCGCAAATGTTGAGATTCCAACTTTCCCTGCATTGTCTAAGAAGCAAGCTGATATTCTCCGTAAGAGTGGATATGCCATTAAGCCAAGAGCAACTGGCATTAAGAATTACACAATGAAAGATCTTCATTCCTTAGAGAAGAAGATTGATAACATG